GGAATGGCTGGACGACAAGATGGCGGAATGGCTCAATATCCGCAAAGGCTCCGTTCAGGAAGGAGATAAGATTGAGCAGTTCGGGAGAAAAACAGCCCGCGCTGGGACAACATTGTTGCTGAACTTGAGCGGAGCTCCTTCCTGGGTTGCAAACCTGCTGGGCGCTGCCGATACTGCGATTCAGGCAACCGCCTCCGTATATGAAGAAACAGGCGATGCGGATATAGCAAATACCTATGGCAATGCAATGGGTTTCCTGGACCTTGGGATTGGAACTCTTTTAGATGCGCTTAAGCTCGGGAAAAATTCCAATAATGCGATAACCAAACATATCACGGATGTGTTTTCGGGCAGCGTGGCCGGCAAGGCTTTGATGGTTCTGCTGAATATCAAAAGCGGCGCGGCTCTCAATACGCTGGGGTATGGCATTTACAGAACAATAGAATATTATGTGCTGGGAGGAGAAAAGCCTGTAAGCAGGGAGGAAATCGCAGATATTTTCGCGAAGTTTTTACAAATTGAGTTTGTGTATGAAACCATTGTCGCCATTTTTGGGGGGTATGGCAGCCCTGAAAGCTCCAAAGGCGGGAGTGCTTCCGGAACAGAAGATGCAGACGCGCAGCCAAGGGGCGCGCAATCTGATGCAGATGCGGAGCAGCCCAAGGGCGTGCTTCCAGGCACAGCTGACCCAGGGAGTGGACAGAATGCCGGCCGCCCTTCAGGAACAAGCGATGCCGATGCTGCCCCGCACTGGATGAGCGGCGGCGCATCAGGGGATGATGGCATGACGCCAAGTCAGGAGAAGGAGTTTGTTGGCGGCTTCACCGGTCAGGGAGATGCAGACACAGACCCCACGTCTCACATCCCGGCATCCGGGAAAGGTACACCTGTTGAAGCGCCTGATGCGGGCAAAGGCCCTGGCTCCGGATACGAGAGCGACACTGCGGAGGATTTTGGCAAAGTCATCGAGGTGGAAACCGGCGATAATGAACCAGCTCAGGCACTGGATTATGGACAGAAAGGAGAAAGACGTAGTCAGGGAGAAGGTGCGACAAATAGCCCTGATGCTGCTTCGGATAATAAGCGAAATACCAAAGTTCATGCTGGCAGACAGGAGAAGCACATTGAAGGCTCGAATAATTATCGCAAAGGTTCAAGCAAATTCTATGGTACAACGGAAGATGCACAGAGGTTAATAGATAAGTATAGTGGCACCGGTTCACCTGCAGGGGCCAATAAAGAAAGGGTAAACTTTGGGGTAGTCATTGGAGAGTACTTTGATCCTGAAACACAAAAATCTGTTGAGACAACGATGGGAATCATTCACTACTCTAAAACGGGGGCTCATATTGTTCCTGCAAGACCGATTGATTAAATAATAAGGAGATGAAAATATGTTTTTTTCAGAATTAGAAGATAAGCTAATGCGGCCATTTGCAAAAAGTTTAAGAACACATCCAAAGTCGTTAATTAAAATGAAACTGCAGGATGGGGCAGAGTTGCTTGTATCGTTCGATACATGTTATGAATCAGATAATGGATTGGAAATGGATGAGCAGGGGTATGAGGAGTTTTTTTGTTATCTTTTCAAAGTGAGGAAAATTCTATCTGCAAGCAAAGAAAATGCAACTGCTTACCAGGAAGGAACCTTCTTTGAAATTAACTATCATACGCTTCCTGTAGAGATGTCATTCATTTAAGCTAAGTTAAAATAAAAAGAGCAGGAATTTTCCTGCTCTTTTTTTGTGCACCAACCAGCCAGAGGCCGCCTTATTATGGCTTGCAGACCGAGCACGGCTCTTTGCCAGATGCTATAGCCTGCTGGACTGTCATTTCCTGCAAGTTGTTTTTGCTTTCAACATAGATGCAATCCGGTCTATGGTATTTGTCCCCGGACTTGGTAACAACCACCTTCTTATTCGAGACCGCAGTGCTGGATGCAGTGGGCGCTGGGGATACGTTGACAACCGGGGCGGTTGGTGCGGCCTGTAAATGCCGGAAGCCCATCATCCCGAAAGTAATGCCGGAAGCCGCAACCAGACAAGAAAGCACCGCGGCGGCCAGCATAAACCACCTGCCGCGCTTCCTGGAATAGGTGGAGAGATACGCTTCGGCGAATACATTGGCCTCCCGCTCTTCATCGACACCCAGATTGCCTAACTTGTGCTTAAGCTCTATATGCCCAAGCTCATGGGCGAGGAGATATGTCTGGTCTTTGGAAGCAAGACTTTGGTCTATGGCGACCAATTTGGCAGTCGGGCTTTGGAAAGCGAAAGATTGCTTGCCGTTGGCGTACTCGGTCAAATTGAGCAGACGGAAGGTATTGTCAAGGGACTCGCCGTTTTGCATCTTAACGACGCGCCATCCTTTTTGTTCCAGATATGACACGAGTGAATCATACTGTGTTACCCCTTGCATAACATCAGTTGAAATGGTGTGTGCCATTTTTCTAATTGAAAATTTCCCTCTCATAGCATCCTCCTGGTGTAAATAAATATTTGGATGCTATAATACTTTGCTACTTTTCGCTGTTATCCTCTTGGTAATTGTTGGAGTGCGTTCTGTGGTATTCTTCAAGGCTTTTTTCATCAAGCTCGATTGAGGCGCTGTCCCCGCCAAAGGCCGCCACCCCGCCACGTAAAAGAGCATCGTCTTTCTGTGTGCGTTCACTTTTGGACGGGATTCGGTGAATGATAGGCTTGTTGCCGCCTTTGGCCGCAATACCCCCGATATATTGGTGCTGAATTTCGTAATTATTCATAAGCTCAAAAGAGCGAACCAATTCAATTAATTTCTCTTTGCTCTCTTCATCAGGCATTCTATTAAATATCTCTAGTAGTTCGGCCTGTCGCTCATCTTCAAAGATGGCATCAAGCTCTTTTTTTTGTGTTTCACGCCCCAAGAGATAATCAGTAGAAACATTGAAGTAGTCCGCCAGGTTGAGCAATGTTTCAAAATTTGGCTCTCTTTTTCCTGCCTCCCAGTTTCCTATGGTTGATTGAGAGATGCCAAATTTATCGGCAAATGTGTATTGTGAATCACCGTTGCCTTCTCTTAATTGTTTTAAACGTATCCGAAACATGTGGTAAAATACTCCTTTTTCTCTATGTAAACACAAATAGTATTCACATTCAACTGTTTTTTTAAAAAAAATTTCTAAATGTGTTGACAAACACAGAATGAAATGATAATATAAACACAGATAGAAATTAAAAGAAAGGAGGGCAGACATGTGAGAGATTGGCTAGTAAAGATTCGGGAAAAACAAGGGCTATCTCAATATGAGGTTGCGGCCAAAGCAGGAATCTCCCAAAGCTTCTATTCTGCTATTGAGTTGGGAAATAGGGGAAACAAATTACCTGTTCAGACAGCAAAGAAAATTGCGGATGTTTTAAATTTTGAATGGGACATGTTCTACCAAGCACAATGAAAATTCTCCTGTTATGGAGAGAAAGGAGAAAAGAATGCTCGAAGCTAAACAGATGAGGCTAGATGCTTTTTTAAAAATGTATGGTATGGGACGCAAGTATGCCTATCAAGTAATCAGAAGAAGAGATGATCCACTGCCGGCATATAAGCAAGGCAAATACTGGTATGTAGATATAGAAAAATATGAAGCCTGGCGAGGTAGAGAACATCAGCGCTGCTATAAATATGCTGACAGTCAATGCAGAGCAAAATAAAAAGCCTGCCGAAGCAGGCTAGATAATTATTTGATTTTGCAGTCTTTCAAATCTACATTAAAAAACTGACCGTCGCATTTGCCGATAATTGTAATCTCATCGCCAGATTTAAGAGAAGCAACCTTGTCAATCTCTTCTTTATCTTTAAAGTAGCATTGGACAGTAGCAAATGAAAATTCTTCTCCATCGCCAAGCGTTACATAGACGTCGTCCAAAACGTCAGTTCCAATATCATCGACGAAGCCAGTAACTTCTAGCAATTTATCTTTATACTGCTTGTCCGCATTTAGTTCGTTCTCATCATAGGCTTTTAACAAATCTTTCGCGGACACTTGTATTGCAATCTCGACAGAGGGGGAAGGGGACGGGATATTAGCCGCTGGAGTAGACGACGCATTTTCATCTAACTCTGCAAACGCACAGGACGATAGAACGAAAACAAGCACTAATACAATGACGGCAGATAAAATCTTTTTCCTCATATAGGGCACCTCATTTACAATTTACATTTTATTACAAATTGTAACATGAAGAAAGGAAAAGCGACAACGCCATTATAGCGCGGACAAGCAACTCAGTTATTAATTTCGGGTAGGGTCATCAGAGCGGCCGACGAGGTAGTCAAGAGAAACATCGAAAAAGTCAGCGAGGGCACAAAGAACCTCAAAGCTAGGAGAGCGCTTGGCTGTCTCTAGATAGGTAATTGCTGGACTTGTTAAGTCTATTTCTTTGGCAAGTGCGCGTTGAGATAGATTAGCAGATTTTCTAAGAAGTAATAAACGCTCGGAAAAAATTGTTCGATAATCCATAAAAACCCCTTGACGATAACTTTTAGTTATCATATAATAGGCACATAAGATAACTAAAAGTTATCATTATGAGAGAAAGGAGGATATGTGAAAACAGTATTAGAGCAAGAACGAAAACAAAATAGATGGACGCAAGAGTATGTTTCTGCGCAAGTTGGTGTAACTCCGGAATCAATCTCAATGTTAGAAACCGGCAAACGCAAACCATCCTATGAAGTTCTTGTCAAACTATTAGACCTATTCGGGTATGATGACCCGCGGGAGCTTTTCGCGGAAGCGCCCGAACAACCAATCTCAAGTAAAGAATAACATGGCGGCGGGTAAGCCGTCAAATGAAAAAGGAGGAAGCAAAATGAAGGTATTGGTCGGAGTAGAAAGCGGATACAAGATGACGCTGGGGTATGCGCAGGCCCTGCGGGAGACAGGCTGCTATCTGGAAATGGACAGCGATGGCAATGTCTGGGTGTACTGCGATAGAATGCGACAGGCGCAATAAAAAAGAGCCGCCTGCCAGCGGCTCAAAATGTATGGAAAATATTAATCAATTTTAGTATATCACAAAAAAGCAAAGGAGGCAAGCTTTGCATTACATAAGAGCGTTAAGAGAGCAGGCCGGATTGACCCAAGCACAGGTCATAAACGGATACAACGGCAAAATGACAATTCCGTTGTTCAGCATGATAGAGCACGGCATTGTCCCCGCGCCGCCAGAGCTTGAACAATACGCTCTGGACATGATAGCTAGGCAGAGGGTGCAAATAGACCTTTCAGGCTATCACAAGGAAAACACAAGGTTTATAAACGCCGAAAAGCATATCCTGCCGCATATTGGGATAGGCAGGGAAAATGCAACGCGAAGGATATTCCTTCGCTCCATGTCCGGGATGAAAGACAGGGTTATGAGAAACGGTATCGCGCTACTGCGGGAGGAATACCCAATCCTGAACTTTCAGGATGGCCGGGGCTACTACCTAAGCTATGACCCGGCGGAGCTGATGCAATACCGAAATCAGGAGATGCACCGCATACAGAGCGCGTTTGCGGCACTTCGGGGCATAGACAAAGTATTGGAGGGAAGAAAATGAGCAGAGAAGAGCTTTTGGAGCTAATCGCACAAATGGAGCAGGAGCGGCTTGAGCTTATCAAGCGGGCAGAGAAAGCGGCCAAGAGAGAAAAGATTTGGTATGAGATGTGGCGTGAAAGCCGGGAGGCGGACAAGGTATGATTTGCAGTATCTGCGGGGAAATCATCGACCCGGATGAAGAAGAGTATTACGAGGGAGACTGCGAGTATATCTGTATCGACTGCGCCTGCTCTATGAGCGGAGCGAGTATGCTGAAAGAGCTGGGCTACATTGCACGGGGGGCGGATTGATGGCGTTTGAGAAGGGCGTGCGGTATTACACGACAGGGACGCTGGCCGTGCATTTCCCGGAAGATAAAATCTGCTGCGGATACTGCCCGCTGGCCTACCGATTGGACAGAGACACAAGCAAGTGTCCGTTTACCGGGCAGCTGAACTTTACGCCGGCGATCAGCGTGCAGGAAGGATGTCCGCTGAAATTTGAAGGAGGAGAAAATGAGCAGCGTGTTTGAACAGCTCAGCAGTGTAGATGTTACGGACAAGGTTGAGCAAAAGAACAGGATGAACTATCTGCCCTGGGCGTGGGCTTGGGCGGAAGCAAAAAAGAGATACCCCAATGCAACCTATACCATTTATGAAAATGAGCAGCACTGGTGCTATCACACAGACGGAAGAACCTGCTGGGTGAAAACCGGGGTAACGATAGAAGGGATAGAGCATATCGAGTATTTGCCGGTGATGGACTTCCGCAATCAAAGCATTTCTGCGGACAAGGTAACGAGCTTTGATGTCAACAAATCCATTCAGCGCAGCTTGACAAAGGCGCTGGCAAGGCACGGGCTTGGCCTGTATATCTATGCGGGAGAGGATTTGCCGGAAAGCGAACAGACGCAGAGCAAGCCAACACAGAATAAGTCGAAGGAAGCTCCCAAAGAACAGCTGCTCTGCCCGAAATGCGGCAAGCCCATGAGGGCATGCCGAACGCAAAACGGCAATTTCCTTTCAGCGGATGTGGTGCTTGAAAAATACGGCATGTGCGGGGACTGTCTGAGGGAACAGAGCAAGAAAAGCAATGAGAGTGCCGATTGAGCGGGAGCAAAGGCCGCCGGGACGATATGAAGAACACCATGTCTTTGGCGGCCCTTGCAGGAAATGGAGCGAAGAATATAACTGCGTAATATATCTGACGCCCGAGATGCACCGCGGGACAAACGGGATTCACCGAAACAAAGCGTTCCGTCTGCGAGTACAGCAGGAGTTTCAGCGGCGGCTTGAGATGGCGGGATGGACGCGCAGGGAGTTTATCGAGACGTTCCTGAAAAGCAGGCTATAGGGGGAGAACATGGACGGATACGAGTTGATACAGCAGCTTAATCAAAAATCCGCAATGATGGATAAGGCATTGGAAGCAACAAAGGACAGGGCTATTTCCAGCGCCAAAGCTGAAACGACATATCGCACAGCCCTTGCAAAAGCGATGCTGATAGAACGGGAAAAGGGAACGCCAGTTACCATAATTTCCGACATTTGCCGAGGGCAGGAAGAAATAGCGGCGCTAAGGCAGGAGAGAGATATTGCTGAGGCGCTGTATAAGGCGGCGCGGGAGGCAATAAACGTATACAAGATTCAGACCAATATCTTGCGGGAGCAAGTTGAAAGGGAATGGGGCAGAGGATGATGGAACAGGAAATGACGCAGAGCAGCTATGTGTTTTATGGCAGCTTTTACGAAGCGCTCAAAGAAGTGGACGACGAAACGCGCCTTCTGGTCTATGACGCCATCAACGAGTATGCGCTTTTTGGCATTGAGCCTCAGCTTTCCGGCACGGCCAGCGCTCTCTTCAAACTCATGCGGCCGCAGATTGACGCAAACCGCAAAAAACGCGAGAGCGGGAAAAAAGGCGGCAGCAAAAGCGGAGCAAATGAGAAGCAAAGTGCAAGCAAAACCGAAGCAAACATGAAGCAAACCACAAGCAAAGCCGAAGCAAACCGCAAGCAAACTGCAAGCAGGAGCGAAGCAAAGGCCAAGCAAACCGAAGCTAATGTAAATGTAAATGCTAATGCTAATGCTAATGTAAATGCTAATGCAAATGAAGTACTTATGCCCGGAGCGAAAGCCCCGGCCCGGAAAGCGGCAATTTCCCTTTTGCTGAATAACAAAGCATATCACCCTGTTTACCAGGAGGAGATAGGGCGATGGCGGGAACTGTATCCGGCGGTAGATGTGATGCAGGAGCTGCGCAAGATGGCAGGATGGCTGGAAGCAAATCCGTCCCGGAGAAAAACGGCAAAGGGTATAAACGCTTTCATTGTCGGCTGGCTTTCCAGGGAGCAGGACAAGGGAAAAGAACCGGCAAATGGTTTTTGTGGATATCATGACAAGAAACCAGAGAAAATGTGGAGCACACCGCCGGACGGGCAAGACAGCCTGGACGATTTGTTTTAGGGGGATGAGATGATTAGCGAAGTAATGGGACGCCTGATTGATACCTGCGATGCAAATATCAAGACCAACGATGGTGATTATGTCGGAGAGGATGGATTACTGTATTGCGGGAAATGCCATACGCGAAAACAGGCAGAAATTATACTGTTGGGCCAAATCAGGAGACCGATGTGCTTATGCAGCTGTGAGCAGGAAAGGCTGGAGAAGGAAAAACAGGCGCAGAGGAAACGAGAGTTTGAGGAAAAAGTTAAGCGGTACCGGCGAATTGGATTTCCAAGGAGCGATATGTTCAAATGGACATTCGAGAACGATGACCGGAGCAACGGAGAGCTGACGGATGCGATGCAGCGCTATGTGGATAATTTCCCTGAACTGCTCAAGGATGGAAAAGGACTTCTGCTGCACGGCAGTGTTGGCACTGGCAAGACATATGCAGCGTGCGAGGTAGCCAATGCGCTTATCGACAAGGGATATCCTGTGCTTGTTACAAACTTTTCCAGGATAACCAACACACTTCAAGGCATGTTCGAGGGGAGGCAGGAGTACATTGACAGCCTGAATGACTTCAAGCTGCTGGTACTGGATGATTTAGGAGCAGAGCGAGAAAGCTCGTACATGCAAGAAATGGTCTACACCATAATCGACAGCAGGTATCGCGCAGGACTTCCGATGATAATTACGACCAATATCTCCATAGAGCAGATTAAGAAAACGAGCAGTATAGAGAGAATGCGGATTTACGACAGGATATTGGAGCGTTGCTTTCCAGTTGATGTTTCGGGCAGTAGCCGGCGGCGAAAAATAGTGCGAGACAGCTACAAAAGCACGAAAAACATTTTGGGCATATGACCCGGTTGAGGAGATTTTGAGAAAGCAGGAGGAAGAAAAATCGTGAACAAGGTGTTTATCATTGGCCGGCTCACCAAGGAGCCGGAATTAAGAACAACGCCAAACGGCGTGAACGTGGCGACCATGAGCGTAGCGGTAACGCGCCGCATGAACCGGGAACAGGCAGATTTCTTCAATGTCATCGCATGGAGAGGGCTTGCGGATAACTGCGCGAAATACCTGGTGAAGGGCCAGCAGGTTGCGGTGGCCGGCGAACTGCGCACTCGGTCTTACGAGGCGAACGACGGCTCAAAGCGCTATGTAACGGAAATCCAGGCAGATGATATTGAGTTTTTGGCCAAGCCCGGAGCGGCAAGCACCGGCACTGATAGCTTCGGAGGAATGCAAGAGGTGGACTATGAGAGCGAAGACGAGCTGCCCTTCTGAAGCCATCTACCAAGCCATCCGGGAGTTTATGCAGGAATATAATCTGAAAACCTTTCCGACACAGGAGCTGCTGCGTGAATGCGGGAGAGGTGAGCTATATCGGCAGATACAGAATATCGGTGGAAGCATAGACTGCGCAAAGCAGATGGACGTTCCGATGAGCAAACACCAGGTATGCAGGAGCAAGCGAAGAGAATCTCTCTGCTGGAGCTGTAAACATGCAGTGCCGAACCCGCGCAAAGGAAACGGCTGTGAGTGGAGCATAGACTTCCGCCCGGTACGCGGATGGGAAGCAACTAAAAAAGAGTATCGGGTGCCGAAGTGCAACGAATTGATGATAAGCTACAATGTTCATGCCTGCCCCAAATTTGTGGAGGGTTAGGAATGCTGGAATACACAATTCCGTATGTGCCGCCCAGCCTGAATCAATTTGCCGGGCGGGGAAATACCTGGGAGTACCGAGCGCTCAAGAAACGCTGGGCAGAGCTGGCGGTGATATATTGCAGGCCAAGACCGCAGGAACCGATAGAGCGGGCAATCGTAACGCTGACATACCACTTCGCGGATGCGCGGCGCAGAGACCCGGACAATTACGCCGGCAAGATGATATTGGATGGGCTGGTGCGGGCAGGCATTCTTCTGGATGACAGCTTTAACAATATTGAACTGCGGCTGAGGCAGGGAGAGCCGGACAGGAAGAATCAGCGTACGGTTATCGAGATAGAGGAGCAAAGATGAATCCATGTAAGGGCTGCAAATATTACAGAAAGCTGGGTAATGTGGACGCACCGCTCAAAGCCTGCCACTACTGCTATGACACGGGAATTTCAAGAGGCTGCCCGCCGGAAGAATGTGATAAAAGGGAGGAGGGCGGCCGGAGGGGAGCCAGGAAAGCGCCGATGACGATAGCACTGCGGGCAAAACAGGATAACTGATACAGACGATAAGGCCGGAAGGAGAAAAAATGAAAATATACACACAAGCAGAGTATGACGCGATAGAGCGGGATGAATTTGGGATTAAGCGGCTGCCGGAGGGGGACTATTCGCAGGTTGCGCTGGGCTACCGCAACACGCTGGGCAACGGCAACAAGCTGGGCGACGACAACACGCTGGGCATATCGTGCTACTTTGGTGAGTTCTTTATTCACGGCAAAAACACTTCATTTGAAGGTGGAGCAGTAAAGAACGGCACATTCATAAAGGTTGGCCGCATTGGGAGCGAAATGCGGGACGCATATTTCTTCATAGATGAGAACGGCAAATTCTTTGTCCGCGCCGGGTGTTGGTTCAGCGATATGGACAGCTTTATTGAGCGGGTACATGAAGTGCATGGAGGAACGCGGCACGAAAGGCAGTATCTGGCCGCTTGCGAATACGCTAAGGCCGTGCTGCCAGAGATGCTTGAGGAGGTAAACAATGGTGTTAGAGAATATAAAAATTAATACAATATTTTGCCAAGACTGCCTCCAAGGATTGAAAGACATTCCTGAAAAGAGTGTTGACTTAGTTGTAACTGATCCGCCCTATCTAATAGAAAGTGTAAAAGCGGGCGGAGACGGTAGAATATCGAAATCGATTCAAAATATGAATAATCAGCTTCAAGAAAACCATCTCACAGCAGGGTTTAATATGAAAATTCTTGATGAGCTTGTTCGCGTAATGAAAAATATTAATATTTATATTTGGTGCAATCACAAGCAGATCCATATGTACTTGGATTATTTTGTAAAAGGATTAGGAAGTGCTTTCGATATCCTAATATGGAATAAAACAAATGCAATTCCGTTATTCCACAACAAATATCTCACAGATAAAGAATATTGCCTGTACTTTAGAAAGTCTGGCTATTGCAACCCAAGTAACTACTCGGATGCAAAAACTGTATTTTATCAACCCATAAATGCAAAGGATAAAAACAGATACAAGCATCCAACGATTAAACCCTTGAACATTATAGAAAGACTAATTCGCAATAGCTCAAAAGAAGGAGATATTGTTCTTGATCCATTTCTGGGCAGCGGAACAACTGCTGTAGCAGCGATGTTAAATAATAGGCAATATATAGGATATGAAAACAATAAAAAGTATTTCGATATTGCTTGTAAACGTATCGATGAGATCAAAAAAGACAGCAAGTGCGGCGCAAAAATGGAAGGGATGAACTAAATATGTTTAAGCAGGGAGAGCACATATATTTTGCCTTTCTGAATGGCAAGGCCGTGCTTGACAGACAACGCAGGCCGAGAATGTACAGAAGCAGAAAGCATTTTGAGAGCGCCGCGCCACAATACTTGATTGAGTCTGCCGAGTTAGTTAAGTATGTGCCAGAAAAGCAGGGAGAGTGGGAAAAATATACCAAAAGTCAATATTTATGTTTCGACACATATCAAGATGTTGTTATCTATAGCTGTAGTAAGTGTGGCAGAGAAACAATTATTACGACTAAATTCTGTCCGGATTGCGGCGCAAAAATGGACTTAAACAAGGAGAAAAAGAAATGAGCGAATGGGTAAGCGTAAAAGACAGAATGCCAGAGAAGAGCGGATGCTATCTTATAGCAACTGATAGAGGGGCGGTATGGATTGCCCGATATTGGGAAAATTTTAAGCAATGGAGTGGGGCAAGGTTAAATCCTCACATTATCGCGTGGATGCCGTTTCCTGCGCCACCCAAAGAAGCACAGTAAAAAGCGGCTTTAGCCCGAAGCATCAGCCGCCTTTCCCATTTATCCTATAAATATTATATCACGCAAGGAGACGGAGGGCAATTAAATGGGAACTGGAAAAAACAGGGTGGCAATTACAAAGCGGGAGCTATCGCAGCTGTACTATTTGAGCCGGGAGATTGAGCAGGACAGGAAAAGACTGGAAGAGCTTGAAGCTGTGGCGCAGGGAATCACGCAGCGGATAACCGGGATGCCGCCGGCAGGAAGTGCGGGAGACAAGGTAGGTAAATATGCGGCCGAGATTGCAGATCTTAGGGCTATCATCGAACACAAGGTACAGCAATGCTGGTACGAACTGAACAGGCTGAATCGGTTTATCGCGTCGGTGGAGGATAGCCAGATGCGCCAGATTCTCACGTTGCGATATATCAATCATATGACCTGGCAGAAGATAGCTTTTGAGATAGAGGAGACAGATGAAAGCTATCCGAGACGCAAACACAATGCTTTTTTATCAAAGCTGCCGAAAATGCCGGAAAAAACGTGATAAACTGGTATTGTAGCAAGATTGGCATGGAAGCTACCTCCTTTCGGCGAGGAGCGCTCAGAAATGGGCGCTCCTTTTGTTTACAAAAAAATAGGCCATAAGGCCTATTGATTGAGATACGATGAGATAAATTTCTTTATTTCTGTGGTAGGGGTAGTCCCAGCCTCTTTGCAGGCTTGCCGAAAGGCCGCGAGTGTGTCGGGCGGAAGGTCGAGCGGAAAACGGACATAGTTCTTTCGATGGCCGGTGCGGGGACTTCTTCACCGTTTTCCCATAGCTCTTCGCTGGAAAGGTCAAGGTCATCGTTCCAAGAGATACCATAGCCGCCGGCATCCACACGCACCTGCTCAAATAGCTTAGGTGTATTTATAAACGCACGGAAAGGCTCCCATTTCTCTAATAATGGCCGGACATCATAGCGCTTGTATATGCCGTTTTCAAAGCCGATATACAGCATGAAGTCAGGAAGAGGTTTCGCAGATATGATTTGATGATGGAGCATAATATTCATCTCCTTTTTGATGGAGACCACCGCTCTATTCGAGCGGCGGCAGTTCCTTGAATTGTTGGGTGTTCCACATACCAAGCAGGTCATCCTTATGAGTTGCGGCCCATTCCTGCACCATTGAAAGGGCCTTGGGTGGTAAATCTCCTTCGAGCATTTTCCCTGTTTGGATATCGATTATGCCAAGATACTCTCCATATACTGCGTGAATGTGGGGTGAATTATGCTCTCGTTGAGCAAAGTACATCTTAATGACCATGCCATAGAATCTAGCGATAACGGGCAATGTGCTCACCTACCTTTCGATATTATTATATAATATACGTACGTATATATCAAGAGAGATAGACAAAAAGTTCATATTTAAGAGTTAGCCGCTTTGGCGGCACGGGATAAAACGGCGCAGGGGCGGGGGCGCGTATTTATGAAAAAGAGAGAAATAGTATATAAGCATGTTGACGAAATAAGGCCATATGAGAATAATCCGAGAAAAAATGATGATGCGGTAAAAGCGGTTGCAGAAAGTATAAAAGAGTTTGGGTTCAATCAGCCCATCGGGATTGATAAAGACGGCATCGTTGTTGTTGGCCATACAAGATTAAAAGCGGCTCAGAGACTGGGGCTGAGAGAAGTGCCGTGCATTGTTTTGAGCGATATTTCGGATGAGCAAGTTGCGGCATACAGATTGGCAGACAATAGAACAGCGGAGCAATCTGACTGGGATTATGAAGCGCTGGCCGAGGAACTGAAAGAGATTGGCAATATAGATATGTCGCTGTTCGGATTCGACGAAGTTTCAGAGCCGGAAGTGCTGGAAGTTCAAGAAGATAATTTTGAGATTGAGCTTTCCGAGAAGCCAAAGGCCAGGGCTGGACAGATATATGAATTAGGAAGACATCGGCTTATGTGCGGGGACAGTACAGACATAGGCAGTGTCAAAAGACTGACTGATGGAAATGAAATGGACATGCTGATTACAGATCCGCCTTATGGTGTGGACTATAGCGGCAAAACGACAGATGCCTTAAAGATAGCAAATGACAATTTAGAAGAAGATGCGCTGTTGGACTTGCTGACAAAAGCGTTTGAGAATGCAAACGATGTATTGAGACCAGGCGGAGCATTCTATATTTGGCATGCAGATTCAAAAGCAGATATCTTTAGACGTGCCTGCAGAGATGCAGGGTGGACGATAAGGCAGGTTTTGATATGGGTCAAAAATGTTTTCGTGCTTGGGAGGCAGGATTATCAATGGCAGCATGAGCCATGTCTATATGGATGGAAGGATGGGGCTGCTCACGTTTGGACTGGGGATAGAAAGCAGTCGACGATTCTTGAGTTTGACAGGCCGCTAAAAAATACAGAACATCCCACAATGAAGCCGGTGCTGCTGTTCGATTACCAGATGCAGAATAACACGAATCCGGGAGACAAGGTGCTGGATTTATTTGGCGGAAGCGGTACAGCGCTTATAGCGGCAGAGCAAAACGGAAGAACATGCTATATGATGGAGTATGATCCACAGTATGCCGATGTTATTATCGCGCGCTGGGAGGCGTTGACCGGAGAGAAAGCAAAACTAATAGAATAAAAATGCGGCGCCAGTGCTGGAACACCGACGCCGCCATGCCAAAGCCTAACCTCTGGCACGAATAGGTCCCTAGGAAACCTATTGAGCTAAGTATACCGAAGTGGTGGAGGTTCGTCAAATGTCAAAAAATGACAATACAGGCATTGACATACAGGCTTTGATTAAACTGGCCGAAGGGTACGAATACGAGGAAAAAGAAATACTGGTTGGGCGCAATGGGAAGCCGGAGAAGATGCGTGTTTTTAAAAAATACATGCCACCCAACATAAAAGCGATAGAAGAGCTTGGACGATTAAAAGATATGGGATTAATTTAGAAAGCAGGAGAGAGATTGTGTGGCGAATATTGAAAACTTAATACCTCTAAATAAACGCACGCAAAGAGAACGCAAAGAAATAGCGTCGAAAGGCGCACAGGCCTGCAATGAGGGAAAACGTAAGAAAAAAACGATGCGTGAGATGGCGAGAGCGATTGCCGACAGTGAGGTAGAGGGGAAAAGTGCACGCCAGAAACTAATAGCTCTAGGGGTTGGCGAGGAAGATTTAACCAATAATGCTCTTGTAACTGCGAGAATTTGGGAAAGTGCGGTCGGCGGGAATGTCAAAGCGTTTGAAAAGTGGCAGGAACTTTTAGCCGAAGAAGAAAATAGAGAAATAAAACAGATAGAATTACCAGCGAGGCTGTTAGCCTCGTCTTTTGTTGATCTCAATCGGGCAGTAGATAACGAGCCGGACGGGATGGAGTTTGAATTGCGTGGAGGGCGTGGCTCAACAAAAAGTTCATATATATCGCTTAAAATTATCGAGCTATTAACCAATCACCCTAATATGCACGCGGTGTGTGTGCGACGTGTGAGTAATACGCTTAAAGACAGCGTCTATGCCCAGATTGTATGGGCTATCGGACAATTAGGATTAGAGGCCGATTGGGAGGCAACAAAGTCTCCGCTTCTTATAAAAAACATACACACTCAGCAAAATATCTATTTCAGAGGTGCGGACGATCCGGGGAAACTAAAATCTATTAAGCCACAATTTGGGTATGTAGGTGTTTTATGGATCGAGGAGCTAGATCAGCTTCCGGGGCCTGAAGCCGTGCGTAATATTGAGCAGTCTATTCTTCGCGGTGGTGATATAACATATGTGTTTAAGTCATACAATCCGCCGCGAAGTCAAAGCGCCTGGGTAAACCAAGCCAGATCAACGCTGGGTAAGCAGGTACGCATTCATGTTAGCGACTATCTCTCCGTGCCTAGGGAATGGCTGGGGAAAAAGTTTTTAGAAGACGCTGCACATTTAGCGCAGGTTAATGAAAAGGCATATCAACACGAGTATCTTGGCATTCCTGTTGGCACAGGGGGCGCGGTATTTGAATTTTTAGAAGCCCGAGCAATAACAGAGGAAGAGGAAAAAGCACTTGACAGATTTTATCAGGGTGTTGACTGGGGCTGGTACCCAGATCCATATGCCTTTGTTCGATGCTCTTATCGAGCCGCGAATGAGACGATATACATTCTGGATGAGTATTACGCCAATAAGCAAAGCAACGCAGAGACAGGGAAATGGATTATCGACCACGGATATGCAGACGAGAAAACAGTATGTGATAGCGCAGAAAAGAAATCTGTTTCTGATTATAGAGAGATGGGTATTATTGCAACGCCAGCATATAAACCGCCAGGCTCGGTTAATTATGGGATGAAGTGGTTATGCGGGAAGAAAATTGTTGTAGATCCGCAGCGGACGCCGAACACATATAGGGAACTTTCGAGATATGAGTATGAGCGTGATAAAGACGGCAATATTGTTACCGGCTATCCGGATGCAAACAATCATACGATAGACGCGCTGCGTTATGCGCTAAGCCCGCTATTTTTAAGAAAAGGGTCAAGAGCATAGAGGGAGCAATATGAAATTATGGGATACAGTAAGGAGGGTGCTCCGAGTGCATACAATTAGCGATATTGAAAAAATACAACGAGAATTTGGTGTATATACTCTGCTAAATAAAGAAATGGAGCAGGCGCTCAGGGCATGGGAAAGTGTAAGGGTTGGACGGCCATTGTGGATTAATAAAACAGAAGAGACGACTAACTTTGGGCGCACGATAGGAAAAGAGATAGCGCGATTGTCGCTCCAAGATGCGGAGATTACTGCAACGGGTTCCGCGAGGGCAAAATACATTAACGCCTTACTACAGCAACAAAAAAATCAAGTGAGGCAGGCGCTTGAAGATGGTGCATGTTTGGGAATGATGGTTGCAAAGCCCTCGCTCAATGGAACAGATTATGTTATGCCCACGGAGATTCTAATCACGGAAATCAACTCGATAGGGGAAATAGTCGGAGCTATATTTTTTGATTATAGTAGGGTAGGGAAAAAATATTATACAAGATTAGAATATCATCGTTTTGATGATGACATATACAGAGTGAGCAGCAGAGCCTATGTTTCTGAGAGAGCGGGAGAGTTGGGGAAAAAATGTCCGTTGGAATCTGTGGCAAGCTGGGCAAATATTCAGCCAGAAATAGGAATTAGAAATATTGAGCGCCCGTTGTTTGCTGTTTTTAAAATGCCAGCGGCAAACCCATATAGCCGCGCATATGGGTTTTCGTGTTATGGCGATGCTCTAAAGCAGCTTGAAGATTTGGATACTTCATACTCAATGATGATACGAGAAATTGAAGATAGCGGCAAGATTACTTTTGTACCTACTGGAGCTTTTCCCGAAAATGCAAAGCGGCCATATAAGCCGCCTCGATTCGTATTAGAGGCAGAGTTTGGCTTTGAGGATCACACCACTTTTCATGAACATAATCCAGCATTGCAGACCCCTGTTAGGCTGACAGGAAAGCAGAGCATTATAGAAGACATTTCCTTCTTGTGCGGATTTAGTAAAGGGTATTTCACAGGGGAAAAGACAGCCAATGCTATGACTGCCACACAGGCAGAAATGATAGATAAGCGCGTAACTGAAATGATAGAAGATGTACGCGGCGCCCTAAAGCTGTTTTATGAGCAACTCATTTATGCTTATAGCAAATATGCGGATCTCTATAATCTAGCGCCATCTGGGGAAGTACAGGTCCAATATTATTTTAAAGACCTTCAGACTACCTTTGAGCAAGACCGGGCAAGAGCATATCAGCTTGTATTGCAAGGAATAATCCCCAAGTGGCACTATCTTGTAGAATATGAAGGGTATAGCGAGCAGGAAGCAAAGCGGATGGTACAGGAGGCCGAAGATATTCGGCAGGGATTTTCATTTGAGACATGATAGATGATAAATACCTCACTTATGCAGCTGATAAATTAATGCCAATTTACGAGGCGTTCCAAACAGATGTCCTGATAGACATAGTGGAACGCCTTTTGATTGCTGATTTTTTTATTCCGCGTTCACAATGGCAAATTTACGTATTACAACAAGCAGGAATGCAGTTAGAGGAAATAAATAAGCGCATCCGAAAATTGACAGGGAAGAGCGAACGAGAGGTTGAGCAGCTTTTTCATGATGCCGCAATAACGGCCTTAGAATATGACGATAAAGTATATGAGCAAGCAGGGTTAAAGCCGCTGCCATTTCAGCAGAGCAAACGCTTAGTTGATGTTCTAAAAGCAAGCGTTAGGCAAACCAATGGTGAGTTATATAATTTGACGCGCACAACAGCTACAACAAGCCAACGGGCATTTATAAATTCTCTGGATAATGCTTACTACAAGATTGCGTCTGGGGCGGTTTCATATAGTGCTGCTGTTATAGATGCGGTGGACGAGTTAGCGAGAAATAATGTAGCAAAGGTACTTTATCCGAGCGGACAAACCCGAAGCATAGAAAGCGCTGCGCGTACCGCCGTGGTAACGGGTATTAACCAGATGACAACACGCATCACATTTGCGCGAATGCAAGAAATGGGGTGGGAACATGTTGTTGTAAGCAGTCATTATAATGCGCGCACTACTGGGACAGGCCACCAAAACCACTATTTATGGCAAGGAAAAGTATATCATGTGAATTTCGATACGCTAGGAGAAACTTATGGAATATCCTGATTTTAAGGAAACCACAGGATATGGGAAGGTAGATGGATATGCGGGTGCGAATTGCCGGCACCATGCAATGCCATTCGACCCTATAACCATGAAAAATAATATGCCGCAATATGATGAGGGGAAAGCTAAGGAACAGTATGAGGTAGAGAGTAAGCAGCGGGAGAAAGAGCGAAATATTAGAGAGAGTAAAAGGCAGCTTCAAGCGTTAAAAGCTGCGAGAGATACCGCGAGAGACGGAACTACGGCGCGAATCGCAGGGGAGAAGCTCAAAAAGGTATCTGCAAAATTGACACGACAAAATAAAGAGTATCGAGTATTTTGTAAAGAGCATGATTTAAAGATTATGAATGAGCGCCTAAAAATAGGTTGATAGCAAAGAGTTTACGCCGCGCAGGAGAAGCACCTGCTAAAACATTACTTTAAGCGGCTAAGATGGCGGAGCAAGACCGCTTGAAAAATAATTGGAGGAAAAGAAGTAGACATGACGGACATCAAAGAATTGTTGGAGAGTATCGGTGCAGAGTTAAGCGAGGAAGCAAAGAGCCAGTTTCTGGCAGAGCATGCAAAGTCATATAAACCGGCTGCCGAAATGGAGCGCAAACTAAACAAAGCAAACGGCGAGAGAGATGCGCTGCGTGAGCAGCTTGACGCTATGAAAGCAGATTTGCAAAAATTTGATGGTGTAGATTTAGAAAGTCTGCGTCAGCAAATCGAAGATGCAAACGCAAGGGCTAAGGCGGCCGAAAAAGAATACCAAGAGAAAATTGCGGAGCGCGACGAAATGGACGCGATTGTTCGCGGTTTGGGGAAATACGAATTTTCTTCAAACGCGGCGAAGGAATCTGCTGTTTCCAAGGCAAAGGCTGCAAAACTGCCAATTACAGAAAGCGGCGTTGTCGGTTTAGATGAACTAATGAGCAAGCTAAAAGAGGAAGATCCGGGAGCGTTTGCGGACGCAGAAACTCAAAAGGCCCAATTCACAAAAACTTTGGAAAATCAGGCCGGACAAAAGGTTACGGATTTGGATAGCAAAACTTTTGTGAAAATGGGCTATCGTGAACGAGTAGAGCTTAAACGCACGAACCCGGAGTTATATGAGAGACTAAAGAATTAGGAGAAGAAAAATGGCAACAGAAGTTTCAAAATTGGCAAACATGATTGACCCTGAAGTATTAGGGGATATGGTATCGGCAACACTGGATAGCGCAATTAAATTCCAGCCTTTCGCACACATTGATGATTCACTTGTAGGTGTGCCGGGCTCTACAATTACAATGCCCGCATGGAGCTATATTGGAGATGCCGTTGATGTGGCAGAGGGTGGAAGCGTGGAAGGAACGCTATTAAAGGCTACTTCGACGACCGCAACCGTCAAAAAGGTTGCAAAGTCTGTGCATTTGACAGATGAGGCGTTGTTGTCTGCATATGGTGATCCGATTGGTGAAGCGGCAACCCAGATTGCAAAGGCCATTGCGAGCAAGGTTGACGCAGATTGTGCAGCTGTCCTTTCTGCTGCGGAAACGGTTTATAACGGTTCCACTGATGTAATTTCTTATGAAGCGATTGTCAATGCGGTAGATTTGTTTGGAGAGGAAGACCAGCAGCCCAAGGTTATGTTTATTCACCCGAAGCAGGTTACTCAACTTCGGCTTGATGCTGATTTTAGGGATATTAATCGATATCCTATTCCTGTTGTGATGAGCGGGGTTATTGGTGAGATTGCCGGATGCCAGATTGTGCCCAGTAATAGGGTTAAGCTCACATCTGGGAATTATCTTTGCCCGATTGTTAAGCTGTCCAGCGAGGAGACGGATACGGATCCGCGCGCATTTACGATTATTCGCAAAAGAGATACGCTTGTTGAATCTGCACGAGATATTAAGGGCTTTGTTACAACGATTGTAGGAAGTATGCACTATGCAGTAGCAATTACCAACCCCAAAAAGGTGGTTGTCGCAAAACTAAAAAGTGTACCGCCGACGCCAACACCTGATCCGACGCCTGGAACATAGTAGATAGAAGGGAAGCAAAATGATAGCGACTTATAAATACTATACGGATGCATATTGTGGGAAACAAATTCGTGAGGATGATTTCGATCAGTTTTCTATTCAGGCGCAAAGGGATGTTGAGAGCTTTACTCTATATCGCGTGCAGGAGGATAAATTTCAAGATTTGCCAGAGAAGGTGCAAATACAAGTGAAGAATTGTATTTGTGCAGTTGCCGAAATTGAATATGCCGTAGAGCAAAATGAAAAAGTCGCGCAAGGTGCTATACAGAGCGGGGTTGTAAAATCCCGCTCTGCTGGTGCCGTATCAGAATCATACGATGTTCCAAAATCGCAATACGCGGATATGAGCTATCAAGAACTCCAGAGGGTAAAGGCCTTAACAATGCAACAAATGCTACTTCCGCGCGAGGGCATTAATCTTATCAGTAGAGTTATCCGATAGGGGCTTTATATGTACCAGGATACCGTAACAATATATTGCAAAAGAGAAGAAAAGTATTTGCCCCGTGTGCTGCAAGGGGTAGAAGCTCAACTAGGAACGGCAGTTACTGTGAAAGCATTTGGAATTGAAGCGGCAAGTAGTGGGTTATTGCTAGTCCCTTTAGAATTGAAAGATGGTGAGATATATACGCGCGAGGATGGCCTAAAGTACATGAGACCAAAGCAATGGGAAAATACGGAAGAGATTTCTCAAGCTGTCTATTTTGGTGCGAACGAATGCTTTATTGTAGCGGGCAGCACTTCTTTTACAGGGAGCTTTGAGCAAATAAAATCGATGTATGACGATGTATATCTCATTGCCTCGGTAACGCTTTATAACGGGATATTGCCGCATCTGGAAGTGATTTTAAAATGAGGGGCAAATACTCGTTTATAAAACCGCATTTTTCATTTATGCTAGACTTATCTGCTACTAAAGAGCGAATAAGCAAGGCGGATAATCGGTTAAGACAGCAAATTATTTCTGATACCGATCAGTATGTACCAAAGCAACAAGGTATTATGGCAGGAGGCGTGCATGTAGAGGGAGACGAAATTGTTTATCCCGGGCCATATGCCCGCTTTTTGTACATGGGAAAAGTGATGGTCGGAACAGAAAGCCGTAGCGCGTGGGCAAAAAAAGGAGAGGCGAAAGAAGTGATAGATAAGGACTTAACGTTTCAAAGCCCAACAGCTCAGGCGAGATGGTTTGAAGTTTCAAAGGCGCAGAATGAAAAAGCGTGGAGACGGGGTTATGAGAAGGAGCTGAGAAAGAAATGAAAGAGCAAGCCCAGAGTAATGCGCCGGCAGCAGAGCAACAAATGCTTGCGATGGCTGTGCAAAAATTATTGGAGAGCTTCCCGGAGCTTCCAAAAGAAATTCAAAAAAACGGAGTTTCCTTTCAGCGATTGCAGCCTGATAGGCTATGTATGGGATTTGCGCCCGTGGCCGGAGCCATTAAAACAAGGGAATACTTGGATGGCTCATATGATGCGCAGTTTCCTTTTCAGCTAATTTATCGCACAATGCCCTCTACGGATTCGGAGCGATTTGACAGGTATAATCTCGTAGACAGGATGGCACTTTGGCTTGAAGGTGGAGTTTTGGAAGACCCGGAAGGTAATAGCTATCAGTTGAAAAACTATCCGGCGCTTTCAGATGATAGGGAAATCACGAATATCGTGGCAACAACGCTGACAACATTAATTAACCGCAGCGAGAGCGGATATGAAGATTACCAAGGACTATTTCGGGTAGAGTATCACAAAGGAGAATAGAGAATGTCTCAAAAAAGAAGTGAATTAGCACATTTTATGGACACGACGCCGAAAGGCGAAACGCAGACATACGCACGAATTGGCAAGGGTGTATCCGATTTGTCGATTGATTATAACGCGCAGACAGTTACAAATCAGGACATCGATCAGGATAGCGCGACAACAGAGGTTACAGGATATCAGCCCTCTTCTGGCGTAACGCAATATGCCAATAAAGGTGATGCCGTATATGATTTCATTAACGGATTGCGCAGAAAGAGAGCAATCGGGGCCGACGGCATTACAACGCTTCTCAACGTAGATATTTATGATGAGCAGCAAGACGGGGAATATTGGGCAGAAAAGCAGGAAATTGCAATCTCAATCGATAGCTATGGCGGATCGGCAGAAGATCCGCTTACAATCGGATATACCATTTCTTATCGAGGAGACGCAGAGGAAGGAACGTTCAATCCTGCAACCAAAACTTTTACTGCGAAAGCTTCGGCATAATTTTGAAGGGGGCATTAGCCCCCTATTTATATGGAGGGAATCATGGGAAATAGACGTATCATAGTTGACAGCCAAACAAAAACGATTGAGGTAAACGATAAAGGCGACACGATCACGCTTGAATTGGGCAATTCTATTTTTTTGACAAAGTATTATAAACTTCACAAAGATATTGCGGATTTGGCCGAGCGTGTTCAGGCAGAGAGCGCTAAACTTAGTATTGCCCAAGAAGATATCGAGAAATGCTTGGAGGTTTTAGAGCGGGGCCAAAGAGACGCGGCAAAGCTAATCGATGACTTTTTTGGGGAAGGGACATGTGGAAAGTTTGCAGACGGCATTGAGTGCCCGATGATTGATTTGGTTGTGGATTTTATTAACCAGGTTTCCGGCCTGATAGAGGAGTTCACAGGAGAGCGTTTTGCAGCCATCGAAAAGAAGTATGCCAATAGAGCGGCCCGACGTGCGGCCGGCAGGCGATAATGAGCTATAATATGCTGCTGGATCCATTGCCAGATAATTATGAGGGATACTTAATTCATACCCCCTTCTATTATGGCATTTTAATTTCTCAATGCTTATCAGACGCAGGCAGTTTTTTGGATGGGGAAATCGGAGCTTATGAGCAGATAGGGGAAGCGCTCAGGCTTCTATATGGAAACGGCGTACCGCCATTTGAACAGGCAATGGCCGGGCTAAAATGGTTTTTAAGTGGTGGAAGGGAAAAAGAAGAACCTGCCACGAATGAAAAAGCGGATGAATACTTTTCGTTTGATGAAGACGATTCAAGAGTATTCGCCGCTTTTTTCTCTAAACACAATGTTGATTTAAGTAAATCAGATATGCACTGGTTCCAGTTTCTGGCCCTTTTGCAGGAAATACAGGGCACCACATTGTCCAACGTAATAGAGTGGCGCTCTTTAGATGAGCAGGAACTAAAAAATTATTCGCCGGAAATGCGAAGAAAGCTAAGGGAGCAGCAAAAGAAATTTGCCATAAAGAAAACGCTTGATAGACACTATACGCCGGAGGAGCAAGAAAAAATACGCAAGTTTAATGAAGCATTAGGCGAATAGAGGTGATGAAATGCCGGGCGCTGATGGTCAGATAAGAATCAAAGTTGGGAGCGACACTTCTGGCCTTGATAAGGATATTGAAAAGCTAACTGCGAAGCTTAATAAGCAAAGCGAGGCAGTTCAGCGGCAAGCGTTGCTTGTAGAAAAACTACAACAAAAATATGATGCTCTGATTTCTGGGGAAAAGAAAACATCAAAAGAGCTATCTTTAACAAGGCAGCTTAAAGATGCTGGCCGAGAGATGGAAAAACTTGATGGGCAAGTAATGGCTGGACATGAAAAATTAGAGGCCATGCAAAAAATTACCTCGCCTGGCCAAGAAATAGACACAAAGGCTGTACAAGATCAACTTGCGCATCTGGAAGTTTTAGAAAGAAAGTCAGAAGAAGCGGCAGAAAAGTGGATGCAGCTCAAAAAAGAGCTAAAAGAAATTCAAATGAATCCTGCTGCAACGGGGGAAGCGCAGAGGTTAAAAAAAGAGCTTGAGTTGGCGGCATCAAAAGGCAACCGCTTATCCGAAGAAATGCACGGAACTGAAAGGGCAGTCAAGGCCGCGGCAAATAGTTCTGGGAAAAATGCGAAGCAAGCAAAAAAGGTTGAGCAAGCAGTTTCAACAACAGCATCAAAAGTAAAACGCCAGACAAAGGAGATCCAGAGAAGCCAAAACGGATTTAAAAAGCTAGGCGATACGGCCAAAAAGGCCGCGAATAAAGCGACGAGCGGTTTTAGCAGCTTGCTAAAGCGGATTAAGAACTTGGCGCTGGCGGCGACAGTATTTAATGTTGTGCGTCGGGCGCTATCTTCAATGTCGGAGTATCTCGGAAAGGCGCTAAAGACAAATAGCGCATTCACTTCCTCTCTTGCATCGATAAAAGGAAATTTATTAACTGCATTTCAGCCCGTATTTGAAGCGGTTTTACCAGCAATTAACGCGCTGATGAATGGCCTTGCTAGAATCACTGGATATATCGCTTCTTTTATTAACGCGCTATTTGGCAAAACAGTTTCTTCTTCCCAAAAAGCAGCGGAGAGCCTATATAGTCAGGCTGATGGATATAGAGCGGTCGGGGCCGCGGCCAAAGATGCAAATGGTCAGCTTGCGGGGTTTGATAAACTCGATGTACTTCAACAGGACAATAGCAGTTCTGTAGGGGGAGGAGCGAGTGCTGGCACAGCGCCGAGCTTTGATATGGATTCCTCTGATGTTGGCCTGATTGGTGATATATCAAAAGCGCTAGAGCCGACCATCAATGCTTTAAAGCGATTGTGGGGTCGGTTAAAACCTCTCAAAGATTTTACCGCAAATGCTCTGATAGACTTCTATGAAAAATTTTTAAGGCCCGTTGGAAGCTGGGTAATTGGAGAGGGTATTCCACGATTATGCGATGGCCTTGGTAATTTAGTCGAGAGGATAAATTGGGACAAGCTTAATCAATCATTAGAACGATTTTGGGCTGCTCTTACTCCTTTAACAATAAGCCTAATGGATGGGCTTGTAGAATTTTGTGAAAAAGTTCTGGGGCCGCTTGCCGAGTGGACTATCAGCGAAGCATTGCCAGCATTTTTAGAGGCACTTTCCTATGCGCTATATGCCTTAGATTCTGCCTGGCAGGCTGTAAAGCCAGCTTGGGATTATATGTACGAAAATTTCCTAAGGCCATTGGCTGAGTGGACTGGCGGGGCAATCGTTACGATTATCGGATATATTGGCGATGCTTTCAGAAATCTGGGCGATATATTCAATGAGAAGGGCGACAAGATACAGAAGATTATAAGTGCCATTTCGGACGTATTTTCGGCATTGTGGACGGTTGCAGAGCCGATTTTTGATGGGTTTATTAAAGCCATTGGAACTGTCTTTGATTTTCTGGTGAACTTCGTCGGAGATGTTATAGACTGGTTTTCTGGCCTGGTGGATTTTTTCAAGGGTGTGTTCTCTGGCGATTTGTCGTTGGCCTGGGATGGCATTAAGCAGATGTTTAGTGCAGCATGGAATAGTATCAAAAATGTATTCAGTTCTGTCGGCCAATTCTTTAAGAATGTTTTCTCTGGAGCCTGGGAAAATATTAAGAAGGTATGGTCGAGTGTATCAAATTGGTTTAAGACTAAAATTGCAGATCCTATCGTCAATACTTTCCGCAACCTCAAAGAAAGTGTGTCAAATTTCTTCTCTGGCCTGTGGAACAACATCAAGAATGTCTTTTCCAGCGTAGCAGATTGGTTTAGGCGCAATGTAACAGAACCGATCGGGAACTTCTTCAAGGGAGCAATTAATACAGTTATTAAAGGCTTGAACTGGATGATAAGAGCGCTGAATAAAATTAGTATCCCCATTCCTAATTGGGGTATTTTTGGCGATATGGCGGGCAAACGTTTCGGCGTTAATATCAAAGAAATTCCTTATCTAGCAGCGGGTGCAGTAATCCCGCCCAATTCTCCATTTATGGCTGTCCTAGGCGATCAAAGTAGAGGGGTAAATATTGAAACACCGCTTGACACGATGATTGATGCTTTTAAGGCAGCACTTTCCCAGGGTGGATACAGACAAAAGGGAGATATTGTGTTGCAGATTGATGGGAAAACTTTCGCACGAGTGATAGCGCCGTATGAGCAAGCGGAAAGTTTCAGGGTTGGAGGAAAGCTGGTGATAAAAGCATGACAGGTGGAGGCGTTATAACTATCGACGGTAGAGCATTTGATGTTCCAGTAATTAAATTGGAAAGACAGGCAGAGTTTCTTGATAAATACGCAGAGCGTGTGCAGAGCGGGGAATTAAAAAGGGAGCTCATAGGAGTGTACTACAATTACTCGCTTGAGCTTGGAGCAACTTCAAATAAAGAAGAGTACCACGCGCTATGGGATAAACTCACCGAGCCGAAAGAATTTCACCAGGTAACTCTACCGGACAATATGGGCATGTATTCGTTTACAGCATATGTTGCAGGAGTAAAGGATAGCATTATCTATGCAAAAGACAACAAGCGTATTATGGATGGGTTGACCTGTGATTTTATTGCGCGGGCACCTGCACGGAGAGCTTGATATGGCAACGAGTTGTAAAATCATTGCGAACCTATATGACGAAGGGCTAAAGACATCTTGTGATTTCATAGACCACATGGGGGAAGCAGAGCAGGGAGAAATAACCGTTTTTCAGGAAAACAGGGATTCCATTAAAGATTATATGACATTTGAGTGGAACTATAATCTTCTTGATGGCACAAAAGCACATTTGCCGGATGACGATTCAGACAGATTATTCTATATTAGCAGTGAGGCCACAGATGAAACAGGACAATACCCGCCAGACATTGGGGTTTATGCTGTGTTTGAAAACCCTGTTAGTGCATCTGGTTTGATAATCGATTTTTATGGAGAAAGCGTAGATTGCCTAAAAATTGTCTGGCTAAATGCAGATTATACTATTCTTCATGAGGTAGTTGCATATCCGAATAATAACCGGCTGGAACTAAAATGCCCTGTTGACGAATTTTCGCGCATTCATATTGACCCGATTTCTACTAGGTTTCCAATGTGGGCATTAAAAATTGTAGATATTAATTTCGGCCAGCATATGGAGTGGGAAAATGAAGAGATTGTAAGCTGCGGCATTTTAGAGGAATGTAATCTTGTATCAGAAGAGTTGCCCATCTCAACGCTTAATTTTGAGATATATTCGCAAGAGGATGCTTTTAATATGCTGAATCCGCGTGGGATATATCGGTATTTAAAATCTGGGCAAAAATTTTCGGTTTGGGCAGAGCAGAACGGAACGCAAAGACAAATGGGCGAATGGTATTTGGATACTTGGAAGAATGCAGTAAACCACATTTCCTCATTCTCATGTGTAGATGTGCTTGGAGTGCTAGAGCAACGTACATTTTTAAATGGAGAAATATACCATAATGCGACTGTGGGGTATATCGTTGGCACGATCATGTCAGATGCTGGCTGGGAGGCTTATGAAATTGAAGATGAACTGAGGGAAATTGTTTTGTCAGGACATATTCCTATTTGCACATGCCGCGAGGCACTGCATCAAGTAATTTTTGCTATCGGAGCATGTGTAAATGTTATGCGAGATGGAACAATTAAAATTTGCAGACCAGCCGAAGCGATTGCAGGCATTATAGACGAAACGCGACTTTTCCCTGATTGCACAATAGAAAAGGGAGAGCAAGTAGCGCGGGTGCTGGTTACAACTCATAACTTGGTCGTTAGTGATGAGGTAAATGAAATTTATTCTGGAATATTGCCACCTGGCGAGACAATTATTCAATTTTCTTCTCCGGCATCTAATGTGAAAGCGAGTGTAGGGGAAATTGTAGGTAGTGGCTATAATTACGCAGTTATTAAAATGCCTTTTCAGGGTGAGTGTGTTTTGAGTGGGAATAGCTATACGGATATGACGAACACATTAACGATAATTTCTGAAACTGTATCAGAAGGAAAGGTAGCGGAAATATCGGATGCGTATCTTGTTACCGCACAAACTGCCGCAGAATTTGCACGCAGATTATTAGATTATTATGAAAAATTTTCTATTTCTACTTCAATCAGATATTTGAACGAAGGAGAGGCTTCGGCAGAATATAACAGTATAAAGACGGAGTACGGTCAATATTATACTGGGGCGATTATAAGCCAGAGCATAGACCTTGCAGGAGGCTGTATTGCTCAGGCCAGTATGATTGCACTTAATAGAGAGATGATCGGATACTTATATACTGGAGAACTTTTTGCAGGAGAAGATATGGGGGTCATATAATTTTGGATTTAACCGAAATGTATCAAAGAGCACAGGCGAGCGGAATAAACTGGATATCTCCCGTTTATGATCGTAAACAATCAGATCTTGACTATGCAAAGGCAATTCTCAAAATAGGATATGATAATCTTAATGGAGATCAGAAAGTTGATTTTTTGCGAGGTTTAAAGGGCTGCTTCAATTATACTGATATGTACCGAATCTTTCAGGATTGTATGTATCTTGGAGCGTTGTTGGGTGTGGAAGTAACATCAGCAGGTGAGTGGGATACAGGACATCCCGCAAAGCAAAGGGATTATATGAATATGTGCAAGAATGTCTCTGCATTACGCGAGGCATATTTTGTTTACAGCAATACAGAGCCAACGCCGAATGTACCGATTAATTCTTGGCAGAAAGTTAATGTGATAGAAAAAATCTTATATGATATTTTTGCGATTTTCCAGGCGAATTACAATGCAATGAAATATACGGGAGAGCAGTATGCGGGAGGAATTGGGATATTATGAGCTATGAAAAAAAGACCTGGTCGGATCGGCAAACAGAGTTTCCCACAAGGCGAAAACTTGTAGCGACGAATAGCACAAACGTTTATGATGTCGAGCGAGCAGAAGGTGCAGTTTATGACGCTGGAGATGCGTTTTCCGCTTCCACAATGAACGACTTAGAGAGCAGAATTGACAATGGGAAACTGGACGCGGATCTCTCTAACCTTTTGCTCGAAGCATTAAAAAATAGTGTAGTTGTTCGGGACTATGTCTATCAGATTGGCAGGGTAATTGAGTTCGGGATAGAAGTCGATCCTAATGAGACCGTTGGCGGAACATGGCTGCCATTTGCGGAGGGCTGCACGACTGTCGGGCTGGATCTAGATGACCCTGATTTTAACGAAGTAGGCAAGACGGGCGGCAGCAAGACGGCCAGCTATGCGTTAGGAAATAACGGCTATGCAAAAATAGACGTGACAGCGACCAACCCTGCTACATTGAAATATGCCAGAAAAAGTATAGATTCATATGCTACTCAGTTTGTCATGACAGGCGGCCAAGGCGCGACAATGACTACGGAGGACTCTACTACAAGCAGAGCCGTTGTTCTTGGCGGCACAACGGATGCGGGCAATAACATGCAGCCATATGTTGTAACGCGAAAGTGGATTCGGGTTGCATAACGGAGGAAAGAAAAATGGGAGTATTACAGGAATTTTTGAACTATCTGGGAGAGCAGGAAGATAACGGCTCTGTCTATGTTTGGGGTGCGCAGGGACAGGGCAGTGAAACCATTTCCGAAAGCTGGATTCGCCGGATGGAGACCAGCAGGAGCAATGCAGACCGCGCTATCGCGCTCTGGAAACGGCGTAAGGCCGAAGGGAAGGATGCGCTTCGGGCGTTTGACTGCTCTGGCCTTATCGTATACTTCTTCCAGAATTTGAAAGGAGTGCTGAAATCGGATACCACCGCAAACGGCCTGAAGGGGATGTGCGGCCAGATTTCCCAAGCACAGTTATTGCCCGGCGATTTTGTATTCCGGGTATACACCAACGGTGCAAACAAAGGGAAAGCCTATCATGTGGGCGTGGTGGTCGATGCAGAGAAGAACGTCATCGAAGCCAAAGGCAGGGATTACGGCGTAGTAAAGCGCCCGCTGAATGCTGAGGCCGGATATTGGAACGCTTTTGGGCGGCCTGGCTTCCTCAAAGCAGAGATTGAGGGAAGCACGGTTGCCTCACAGCCCGCAGCTGCAAGTTGGGAGCTTTGCAGACTGCTGAAAAAGGCAAGCCCACTTATGAAAGGTGAAGATGTGCAGACAGTACAGCAGGCACTTATCTCCAAAGGCTATTCCTGCGGGGCATCCGGCGCGGACGGACAGTTTGGCGCAGGAACAGAGAACGCGGTCAAAGCCTTTCAGAAAGCAAATGGGCTGGCGGCAGATGGCATTGTGGGACAGAATACCTGCGAAAAGCTGGGCGGCGTATGGAAGGACAGAAAAGCAACCGCCCCGGTCTCTTCTGCCAGATGGACGCTCTCCCGCCTGCTCAAACGCACAAAGCCCATGATGAAAGGCGAGGATGTGCGGGCGGCACAGAAGGTGCTGATTGCCAGGGGCTATTCCTGCGGCAGCGGCGGCGCAGACGGAGCGTTCGGGGATGGAACGCGCGATGCAGTAAAACGCTTCCAGAAAGCGAACGGACTGAAAGCAGACGGTATCATTGGAAAAGACACTTGCTCCAAGCTGGGCGGCAAGTGGAACGCATAACAGGAGGAAAAAGAAATGGATATGATGGAACTGATTCGGCCAGAGATGCTCACGCTGATTCCGGTGTTATACCTTATCGGCGTAGCGCTGAAAAAGGCGGAGATATTCGAGAATAAGTATATCCCGCTGGGGCTGGGACTATTGGGAGCGCTGCTGGGTGCGGCGTGGCTGCTGGTATTTCGGGATGCGGAGTACAACGCAATGCAAAGCCTGCTGATGGGAGCGGTGCAGGGGATTCTCTGCGCTGGGTGCAGCGTTTATGCAAACCAGATTTACAAACAGCTGAGTGAAAGGGGAGAAGAGTAGAAATGGATGGTGCAATCCTAACGGCCATTCTCGGCTTTGCGGGCACGCTGATTGGTTCGCTCGGCGGTATTTTTGCCTCCTCTCGGCTCACCAACTTTCGTTTGCAGCAGTTGGAGGAAAAGGTGAAGCTGCACAATAACCTTGTGGAACGCATGACAGCGGTAGAAGAGAAAATTAAGGGCAACTTACACCGCATTGAAGAGATTGAGCATAACGTATGAGAAATAAGGAAGGCGGGGCATATTTGCCCTGCCTTTTTATTTGCCTCATTTTTCCGAAAACATAGAAAAAGCGATTCGTTTTACGAATCGCTCCAAGTGCAAGCACTCCACCTTCAAAATCTATTTGAATTATATATAGTATATAATATTTTTTATCAGTTGTCAATATAAATCTAAATCAAAGTTGCGCCATCTGCTTGATTGTAGTATAATTATATAACGGATTGCGGCAAACGTCTTCGGACTATGCCTAAGGGGAGCCTGATGCGTCGGGCTCTCTTTTAAATTTGATATATTTAGAATTTTATGGTATAATAAATTTAATTGGGGATATAGTTTGCGGACTATATCTTGCAGGGCTCGGCTTTGCCGGGCCCTGTTTTAATATAAGCAGTCAGATGGAAAAGGTCGGAAAGGCTCCCGACGCACTCGCAAGAGTACCTGAGATGATGGATACGTCGCCCATCTTGCTGTTTGGTTGATAAAAAGCGGGATATTCGCCCCATTTTTTATTACCCGAATTGCTTCTCTATTTTTTCTTTATTCAGTCAAAATTCAGTCAAATCGGTTATTTCTCAAAAACAACGAACAAATGAATAATAAAAAACCGCTTTACTAAGCGGTTTTTTGGTGCACCTCCAGAGGCTCGAACTCTGGACACCCTGATTAAGAGGCAAGAATACAATACATCTTCATAAAGCCTCATATTGCCTGGAAACACCTAAAATGCCGCAATATAGGCGATGTGTATGACCTTGAATAACCTGGTATAAGCCACGCTTTAACAGTCATTTGTTCAGTCAATTCAGTCAAATTTTCAGTCAGTTTTGAGCAATTTTGGCGCTCTTAAGATTTTGCCTTTTATGCGTATTCCATTCTGTGATTGTAGAAATTCCTTATAATATTTAAAAATAGGTGAGTATATGTAACGATTATTGAGCGGCAAATGGGTGTATATATCTAAAGTGATTTTTGCACTTGAATGGCCCATTAATTTTTGTGTTACTGATGGGTGCACATTTGCTGCTGCTAAGTAGGTGGCAAATGTATGCCGCAGAATATGGCTGTGTAAATCAGCTATTGGCTCTGGATTTTCTTCAGTGCCTACAGCGGCATTTAATTTCTTTATAATTCTTTCCCATAGTCTACGATAAGATGTGCGACTATATAGTTCTCCCAGGCTATTAGCGAAAAGATACGAGGTTTTGTTATCTATTTCTGCATATATTTGCAATGCTTTTTTTAGTGGAGTAATAATCGGTATAGTGCGGTTAGAGGCATCTGTCTTCGGGCTTTGTTTAAGAATACCTTTATTCCCGTTGGATCCAAATACAACGTTGCGGCGTACCGTTATCAAATCATGAGACAAATCTATTGTCTTTTCATTGCCTGCTTTAATTTGAGCAAGAGCTTCCCCTCTTCGAAGCCCTGCGAAAAGAGATAGATATATAAATGCTCGCTCATCTGGAGCAAGTTTTGCCGTTAAAATTGCTTGTTCTTCCAATTCTGTTAAAGTTCTGGTTTCTGCTGGCTTGTACCCAACAGGGGCCAACTTAGTAGCAATATTTCTAGGAATAATGCCATAATCAACTGCCTTCTCAAACATATCTATTAAAAGGCTTCTCAGTAGCTCTGCCGTTCTGGTCGAACCTTTGCTGTTTAAAAATATTTGCAGTTCTTTTAGCGGTATTTTTCGTATATCTCTTTTGGAGTATCCCCAAGGAATGATATGCCGCTCTACAAGATCTTTTGCAAATACTTTATCTTTTTTGAATAAATCACAGTAGGTATAGGCCCATTGGCCTAGTGTAGCTTTCTTTTCTGGAATGCCAATTCCGTTTTTAGTGTCATCTTTATAGGCGTCAATTTTGCGCTCTAACTCTTCGATAGTGCGCCCATAAATATTTTTTACTGCATAACTACCATCATCTTTGATACCCACAATTATCTGCTTTAAATACCGTCCGTCCGGGCGCTTTTTGTACTTGGTTTTCGGCATGGCTTTTTCTTGATTCCTTTCTTCATAAAAAAGTATAGCATAGGTGATAATTTGGTTTCTCGTTTCCGCCAAAAGAAATTGTTGGAAGAAAATAGTGATAAAACATATTAACACGATTTGTGTAAAAATAAATTGATATACTCCACGTAATGTGATAATATGGGTGATACAAAATCACATTATGAGGAGGCAGTGAAATGCTTGATATGAGCAAATATGCTGGGGTGCAGAACCCCCAGCTGTATCAGGAAATTTTGGACAAAGAGCGCAAGCGGCAGCAGGGCGGCGCTCCGCCGCATGAACCGGAGTATTCTACCTCATCATCTTCAAATTGGACACGGCAGCAAAAGCAAAATGCGGTAGAGCTGATGGGCAAAACGCAGTCTACTAACCTGTATTCTGACCTATATAAGGGCGTGCACGGGGACAGACAGGTGTATGCTCCAAGGCCAAAACAGGCACGGGAACCGCAGTCCGGTGTCTATGTGGACACGAGCAACGGTGAAGTGGATTTTACAGAGATTTTCAAAGGCGTCGGCGAGGCGGCCATTGATTATGCTCGGACGGGCGAGATGAAGCCTTATGTAATCAAAGCGCCGGAGCCTGCCGCACAGGAAGAAGCGCAGCTTCAAGATGAATGGAGCTATGAGCCTGCCTTTGTAAATGAGGATGGCACTTATCAGGGCCCGATGGACTGGCTATATCCTAAAGAAAGCAGCGAAGTATTCAGCCCTAAGAACCAGGCAGTTGGCTTCGCCCTCAGGGAGGATAGCATTGCGGCAGACGCCTACGCCCAAAAGGGCTGGGGCAACGAAGTCATCGATATGAACACCGCAAAGGATTACTATGACGGCCTGCTGACGCCTGAAGAAATCGCGGCACTCTCCCCCGAAGAGATGGAGGCAATCCGCACCTGGTGCCAGATGGAAGAAACCCGCCGGGACATGTTTGAACAGCTTCTTAACTACGGAGAGCGCGGCAACTACACCTGGGAGAACCTCGTGGCGCATATGGAAAAGATGACGCAGGTCATCAAATATGACCCATCTATTTTCCGTGAGAGCATCTATGGAACATATAAATTCCTCCGAGGCAATGTGGGTTTCTGCCTTTCTCCGGCGGAATTATCGCTGGGCAACACAATGTATTCGCTGGCGAATACCTGTGAACTGTTAGGTATGAAAGAAGAGGCGGAATGGTTTCGCAAGCAATCTATTAACATCAAAACCGAAGCTGGGCTGGAAAATGTACCCCGGTCCGCCGCCCTGGGTGA